TTAAACTTCTTAAAATTACCCTCAAGAACAGTAAGGAGAAGGAATGAGTTACCAACTACAAAGAGATAAAAACTATGGACGAAACTAAAGGGAGTAAAATAAAGTAATTATTAGTTAAATTAAATATGCCAAGAGGAACACCAAGAACAGCGGCTCAAAGGAGAGCCAGACACAAAAAGTTACATGGCTCTAAGTCTAAACCCCCAGCCAAGAGAAGGGGCAGAAATAGAAGGTAATAGACGAAAGATGGACGAAACTAAACTAACTAAAAAGGACAAGGAAGAAATCGAGGAGTCCGGCAGAGAACTAATACTAGGAACTATACAAAAGATAATGGAAATGCTTGAGGAGCTAAAGGAAAAGGTAGAGAAAGCATAGTCCCCTATCGGAAGGGTATATCCCCCAAGAACAACTAGGCACAAAAACACTCTCCATCTACTCTCTAACCAGTCCCCTCTTCAAAAGGCCAGACCCGCACAATCACCGCATGATAGAATATGGTGTGGAGTTTACTGCCGACAAAGTAAAGATTTCAGGACCAAGGGTAGATGGGACAATAGCTGTAACTTTTGATGTAGGAGAATACGAGGCAGGCAAGGTGGCAGATTTATTGAAGATACCACCAAACACATTATTAAAAGTAAGTGTGGAAAAAGGGAAATAAATGGGAAAAAATCAAACATCATTCAAGAAAGGACAGATAGCAAATCCAACAGGTAGACCAAAAAGAAAATGGACATGGAGTGGACTATTGGAGAAGTATGCTGACATGAAAGACGAGGATGGGAATGGAAAGGTGAAGGATGCTGTTGTGAAGAGGGTAATGCAACTAGCAGAGAGGGGAGACATGACCGCAGTAAAAGAAATATTCAACCGGATGGATGGCATGCCAAGACAAAACACCAAAGTCTCTATTATCAACCCCCAACCACTTTTAGATGCCCTACATAATAACAACCGGTCTCAAAAAGCTAAACAAACTAAAGAAGAGAATTAAGGGTATAGCGGGTGGTACTTCGGCCACCAAGACTATCTCTATTATTCAGATATTGATAGACAAGGCCCAACGAGACAAGAAATCCACGATCACGTCAATTACTTCCGAGTCAATGCCGCATCTTAAAAGAGGGGCCATGAGAGACTTCTTAGATATAATGGAACAACAGGGTTATTTTGATCCAGGTAGGTGGAATAAGTCTAATTTTACTTATACTTTCGAGACAGAGAGCATAATAGAGTTCTTTTCACTAGACATGCCATACAAGGTGCGTGGCCCTAGGAGACACAGGCTTTTTATAAACGAGGCCAACAACATTCCCTTAGAGACATTCGATCAGTTAGAGATCAGGACTAAGGATGAGATATGGCTAGACTGGAACCCAACGAGTGAGTTTTGGTTTTACACAGACATCAAAGGAAAGAGAGATGATGTGGATTTTGTAATCTTAACCTACAAGGACAATGAGGGGTTATCCCAGTCAATCGTTGATTCAATAGAGAGGAGGAAGGGAAACAAGAACTGGTGGTTGGTGTATGGGTTGGGTCAGTTAGGTGAAGCAGAGGGTAGAGTCTACAAGGATTGGGCGATAGTAAAGGACATACCCCATGAGGCACGACTTGAGAGGTATGGGTTGGACTTCGGGTACAGTAATGACCCTAGTGCGATTGTGGCCATTTACTTCTATAACGGGGGTTACATACTAGACGAGATACTCTATCAGAAGGGGCTATCCAACAAGCAACTAGCCGATGTCATAAACAACCAAACGACTGCGTTAAGTGTGGCTGATAGTGCAGAACCCAAGTCAATAGACGAGATAATCAGTTACGGGGTAAGTATGATCCCCTCCCCCAAAGGCCAGGGGTCAGTCAATCAGGGTATTCAATACGTTCAAGACCAGAGGATAAGTGTCACCAAACGGTCCCTCAACATCTTAAAGGAATACCGAAACTACTTATGGCAGACAGATAAAGAGGGGAAGGTAATCAACACACCGGAGGTAATATTCAATCACGCCATGGATGCTGTCAGGTATGGAATGAATAGTCTTAAACCAAACGATGACGTTGAGGAAGCCCCAGACGATACTAATTTATTCCAAGATGGCTACTACTGAGTTTACTATCCGGCAGGCCAATGTACTTCCGCACTTAGACATTGAAAGGGATATAAAAGCCACCAAGACAGGTATATTCACTTTCACACTTAGAGCAAACGGTGGTAGTATTGTTGATTACGTCAACTACAAAAATGTTAAACCAGGAGAACACGACGAACTTATACAAGCTGTTGTCTCCCAACTTAGCCCTCCACGCAGTCATTGAGAAGGATATACAGACCACGGACTATGGCGAATTAACCTATGTGGTAGAGCTAAAGGATGGAGTGGCAGATATGAGTACGCTCAACATCACGATTAGGAAACGGTACAAATATTGACAACCGCTAGCAGTCTAGTGTAATATTGCTTATTAGAAGAATCTTAGCCGATGACGCTCTAATGCGTGTAACAGGCCGTCCATAGTGACGGCTTTTTTTATGACTACAAAACAAACGATACTAACAAGGAAACAAGCCTCATACGATTATCTAGCCACCAAGAGAGCGCAGTGGGACACATGGGAACAGCTTTTCCACAATGAATTAAATACCCAGATCACAGATAAGACCAAATCACAGGTATTCGACCCCAAGTTATCCACACTTCTAATTGAAAGATCATATAGGGTAATGGCACAACTCCACACCGGTAAAGTAAAAGCGATAAGTAAAAACGATCCAGGTGCTTCGGCTCTAATGAACCTCACCCTTGAGAAGTACATTCTCCCCAACGCTAACGCTCAATTCGACTTCCTGACTAAATTACGAATGGTAGACCTCTACTCAAACATTTATGGAAAGTTCTATGGAATGGTGGATTGGACGATAAACGGCAAGAATGGTTACGTGGGACCGGACATATGGCTCTTAAACATGAGGGACGTGTTCCCCCAAGTAGGATCAGTTTCAGTATTAGACAGCGACGAAATCATAATCAGGACATGGAAGCCCAAATCATTCTTTGAGGGGCTTGTTAAGAGAAAGAAGTCAAGTGACGGCTTTAAGAATATACCCAAGATACTAAGGAAAATGGAAGACACATCAGGTGATAAGGCTAATCGGGACGCAGAGAGTGAAGGACAACGAGAAAGCAAGGAATACCCCACCGCCCAACCCAAACCCAACGACGGATATTACGAGGTTCTAAGTCAATACGAAGGTGATAAGTGGACCGATATGGTGTCAGGCGGGATAGACGAAGTGTTTAGAGAGATAGACAACCCCCACGATAACGGTGAACTGCCGGTAGTAGAAAAACATTCAATCCCCCTATTAGACGACATGAATGGTATGGGAGACATGGAGCGAGGCGCTCCAATGCAGAAGGTAGTCAACTCAGTTTGGAACATGTACCTAGATGGAGTTAAAATGTCAATCTTCCCGCCTTTACTGGTAAACAAGGACAATATCGCCTCAATGAGTTCTATCAAGTATGGAGCTACAAGAAAGTGGTTAGTCAGGAATCAAATCAACAACTCAGTTCAACCAGTATCTCTCTCCCCTCAAGGGATAGCCACATTCAACAACACCTATCAGGCGGCCACCGGCTCACTTCTAAACCTAGTGGGGACAACTGACACCTCTGTTACTAAAGACTCAGAGGCAGGATTCGGAAGAACACCCCAAGCATTAAAGATGCAACGAGCCCGTGAGAACACACGAGACAACGCTGATAGGTTCTATATGGACCAATTCACTTCCGGCGTGATTAAGAAAATGGTCAACCTTATGAGTACTAAGGCCGATGGGTCTACTCAAATCAGAATGTTCCAAGAAGAGATCGAGCAACTGGCTGAGGAATACCCCGAAGTAGCAGAAATGTATGATGAGAAGAAAGGCACACTAAATATCAACAAGAATAAGATGGGTTCAGTCTTATATGATTATGAGATAGTAGAAGGTTCCAGCTTCGCAGTAGACGAGGATATGCAGATGAAGAACCTAACCTCCATGATTGAAATGTTTAACAAGAACCCTCAACTAATTGAGGCAGCCCAGCAAAGGGGAATAGACATCAATGTAGGTGAAATGGTTAAACGTGTTATTAGTAAGTCCGGCATACAAGATTGGGATAAGATTGTAACTGAAATGAAAGACGAAGACCGAGTAGACGCAGTTCTACAAAACGACATGGCTCAGTTCACCCAATCACTTCAACAAATGCAGGGCATAGGCCAGGTTCCGCCACAACAAGCAGGTCAACAGCCACAAGGCCCACCACAAGGAGGTCCGGTTGGAAGATAACGCCATAAAGCCAGGTATCTTTAACATTCAAGCCTTCCAAGCAAAGAAGAAAGCCGAGGCCGTAGACGCTACAGTAGAGGAAACCGCACTCTATGCTATGAGTAAGGGCAAGGGTTGGAAGATACTTGACCAGTACATTAAAACTATAAGCATACAACTAAACGACGCCAACCGTGACGCAATAGCCAATGGTTTACCTTTAAAAGAAATCGGCCAGAACGCCGTTGTTATAAATTGGGTAAAGGAAGTCCTTGATAAGGTCGTTCACAAAGTAGAGGACGCCAGGGACGCTTGTGAAGAATGAAGATACAGAGGTTTTGGACTTTGACAATCCGACATATTCGTTTGCTCCCAAGGGCAGGCATTCGTACCGTCAAGAAGGGGGTTACTTGGTTTGTAGATCATGTGAACTCCACCACGCAATCTGGATTGGCATGGGTAAAATCATGGTGGGAGAAACTAAAGACGGCAATCCGATCCTTAAAAAGAGATAAATAGTTTAATGTTGGTCATCGCCGAATCGGTGGCTAACATCAAGCAATTTATTCATCCGCTTGGGTATTATCGCATTACCTTACAGGTGCGTAAAAAATTATGGATGACGTTGAAAATAAAGACGTAAAAGAAACGGCTGTGGTAGAAGACAGCCCTGCTACCCCGTCAGTAGAAGAACCAAAAGCTACCGAGGAAGTTGTTACTCCAGCAGAGGAGGTCGAATCGACGGAGCCGACCAAGCCCGCAGAAGAACCAGCCGAAACGGTTGAAAGTGAAGCTCCAAAAGAGCCTTCAAAAAAAGGACTCTCTAACAGAGTTCGTCAGTTAAATAGTCGTGCCAAAGACGCCGAAGCAAAAGTTGAGTCTTTGACTGAACGACTTGGGAAACTTACAGGTTCAGTTGAACCTCAGGGTCAAAAACCCTATGCACCCCAAGTTCAGCCAGGTTCGGAGGTAACTCCAGACCAATATAAGCAAGACGTTATGCGGACAGCCGATAGCCTCGTAGACTTGCGAATGAAGCAACAGACAGCACTGACTAAGATTGACAGCGAAGCTCATCAGGTCATGAGGGATTATCCCGAATTGAACCCTGACAAAGAAGCCTTTGATAAAGAACTTTCAGATACCGTCAATGACGCAACGGAGGCTTACGTAAAAGCTAAACCGTATACGACATCAGTCAAAAAATTTGTTGATAGACTGATGAAACCTTACAACAGGTCGATTGACAACAAGGTAGGACAGGCCAAGGAGACTCTGGCAAAACAAGTCTCAGAAACCGCTCTTAGACCTACCCAAGTGAAAGCAAAAGATAAAACCGCAGACCAAAAGTCTATCAAGGAACTAGAAGCTGAACTAGGCTTTGTACAGACCTAAGACTGAAAATTGCCTATTATTCATTAAAAACAAAATATGGCAGTAGTAGGTGGAGGAATGAGTGGTGCAACCAACGTTAACATCACGAGTACCCTATCCGCAGAGATAAGTACATATTACGAAAAGGTCTTTTTGGCCAGATCGGAATATCCTCTTATTCTTAGCGAAGGTGCTCAGAACCGGACTCATCCGGACAACGAAGGACACACCGTTAATTTCACTCGCTATGAACCGCTAGGAATAGTAAGCACTCCTTTAGGAGAGGCTTCTAATCCAGTCACTTGTGCTATCACCGCTTGCACGGTTTCCATGACTCTTTCAGAGTATGGTATGACCGTTAACACCGGAAAGTTCCAGTCTTTAGTTTCTATCGACACGAACATGAAGGAAAAAATCGAGCTGGTAGGACAAAACATGGGACAGACCCTTAACCGTTTGGTTAGGTCTGAATTGGGCAATGGTACTTCGTACTACCCCAACGGCCACTTCGTTTCTTCAATCGCTGCAGGCGATGTTTTAGATTCTTGTAACATCAGAATGATGGTACGACAACTAGAATTGAATAACGCAATGGCTTATCCTGATGGCATGTTCATGGGGAAAACTGACCCTTATAGTAAATATAAACTTTTGGGAGATACGACTTGGATTGCATCCAAAACGTACTCAGATGTTAAAAAGCTATACAAGGGCGAAATGGGCGAACTCTATCAAGTCAGATGGTTACTTAACAAAGATTTTGTATCTCAGATTGAAGCTCAATCAACCGCAGCTTCAGCAGTGAATAGGTATTATACCTATGTACACGGAGACAATGCTTTTGGTACCTATGATTTGGCAAAAGATAAACCCAAACTCTACATTTTGCCTAACGTCGTTGACTCTAACTCACCAGCTGGTAGAATTTCTATCATCTCTTGGGCAGGCTCTTACGCAACTAAGTTACTTAACAGTTCCTGGTTGTTAACAGCTAGATTCACAGACGTCTAAGCAAGACGAGGGGTGGGTTTCAGCACTCACCCCTTGCAGAGGAAACATATATGACATTTTTTATTAAAACAAAAACAAGTCGCCGAGACGGAAGGTCAAGCGACATTAAAGAACTTAAAATGGGTATGAAAAGCTCTAATCGTAGAGTGCGTGAAATTGCAACAGAGTCAGCCGATAGAATTAGGAAAGAATCAGGCAAGATTAAGTCAATGAGGGAAGCACTTATAAGAGAACACCGAGCAGGCAGAACAGATAACGTCAAGGATATACACGAGACCGTTAGGAAAGACCCAGGCACTTATTTAAACCGAATATGACATTTAGGACCAAACAAGAACCGGCAGTAGAAACCAGCCCCAAAGGTGAGAAGCAAGCTATGGCGCCGACGGTTAAGCCCGAAGTACCTTATACTGATTACGAGAAGGAAAACAGCCACCCCTACATAGTGGACCACTTTAAACTAGGAGACACATGGAAGGAGACAATGGGTGGATTCTCAAAGGAAGTTACTCTAATAGAGGAGTTCTTCTCCAAACAGATAAGTAAGGGTGACCTACCCAACAACAAGCGGGCTGTCAAGGAAGCTATCAAGAAGATGGAAAAGATAACCGGAGTCAATAAAGACGCTAGGCCAGTGGTTAAGGTTGAAAACTTAGCCGCTTACGTGGAGTTTTTAATGAAAGTAGACAAAACAAAGTTTAATTTAAAACGATATGACAACTAAAGACATTAAAACAGCCAAGACCCCCCAAGAAATGCAAAACATGGGTTTTGACACCGAGTTTAATCTGCCTACATTTGAAGCCCTTGTTTACAATGCAACGACGGGTGCGATGGACAGGATGGTTCAATCAATAGACCTAGTTCCGACTGCTTACGACTATATTGCCTTGACCTATGTAGCGGCAGGTGACGGTGCGGGTGAGATTGAAACAGCAGTGTTTAAGACTGGTGGATCGGGAGGAACCACAGTAGCCACCCTAACACTAGCTTACAATTCAGACAATGAAATTAGTAGTGTAATAAGGACATGAGTCTTACGCTAAACCCAATCACAGGCAAGTTTGATGTAATAAACAAGAAAGCGTCAAAAGTAAACATTGTAGATGCTGGTGGGATCATTACCGCTACTGAAGTTGAAGGGGCTTTGCAGGAAAACAGGCAGAGCAAGTCTTGATTGGACTACTCCCCAAACCAAAAGAAAAAAAGAAAGTGATATAATCCTCTTAGGATGTCGAGAATATACGAAACCGGAGCCGGCGGTTTTATAGGAAGAAATCTACTGGCTAAACTAGAGGGAGTTACTACAATCCCTCACAAAGAGATACGGACTACCGAGTTATTGCCTTTTGATTACTTCTACTTTCTTTCCGCTTATGGGAACATGTCTCACCACACCGAGGACGAGAAGATCGTCCAAGCCAATGTTTTAGACATCGCTCACATGGTCAGTCAACTATCCACAGATATTAAGTGCTTTGTTTTTATGAGTACGTCTTCTGTTAAGTTGCCGATGCAGACTATGTACTCACGGACAAAGAAAGCCGCCGAAGAGATATTACTAGCGGTTATGGAGAAACACAACGTCCCTGTATGTATAGTCAGACCTTTTTCAGTTACCGGAGTAGGAGAGCAGAAAGAGCATTTGATTCCTACCCTTATAAGGTCTTGTCTTGACGGAGAACACATGGATTTCGTCCCCACCCCCTCACACGACTTTATAGACGTAGACGACGTTACCAATGGATTAATTAACTTGGCTACAAGCGGTGCTAGAGGGATATACGAACTAGGATGGGGGAAGAAACACACCAACGAAGAAGTTAAAGAGCTAGTTGAGGACGTCACCCACAGGAAAGCCAATCTAACAGAAGTACCCCATTTAAGACCCTACGATACCAAACACTGGGTTTCGACCAATTTCAGATCACGAAGGTTCGGGTGGAAACCAGAGAAGTCACTTAGAGATTCAATCGAGGAGATGGTTGAGTCTAGGTAAACTTGAACGCCGAGCAGTAGAGATTTCCTATAAGCAGAAAAGGAGTCATTTGTCCTCAGTCCTAACCACCCTCCCAACCATAGAACGCATTTACGAGATACGAAAAAAGGACGAACCCTTTGTACTGGGCAACTCCCATGCCGCACTAGCCCTTTGGGTAGTTTTAGAGAAACACGGACTATGTAATGCAGAGGAAATGGCAGAGAGATATGGAACACACGCTGAAAGAGATATGGAACATGGTGTTTGGGTATCAGGAGGTAGTCTAGGACAGGCAGAAACGGTTGCAGTAGGGTTAGCACTAGCTGATAGAGAAACTAACGTTTATTTGGTCACTAGCGATGGGGCTTGTGCAGAAGGCTCAGTATGGGAGGCTTTAAGGATTGCAGCCGAACAGAGATTGGAGAACTTGAGGATCACGGTTATAGCTAACGGATTGTCAGCACTAGGTACAGTAGACACACAATACTTACAACACAGGCTACAGTCATTCTTCCCAACAATGGTAGTCGCACCCAATCTATTCCATCTACCAGAGTTTATACAAGGAATAGACGGTCATTACGTTGTATTAGATGAAAAAATGTTTAAGGAGATAACAAAATGAAAAGTAAAGAAAGACTAAAAGACTATCCATTACATGAATCAATGAGGGGTTACTTTGGTAGAGCCTTATATAAAGAAATGGCTAGTAATGAGGATATATGGCTAGTTACGGCAGACTTAGGTTACAAGATGTTTGACTCACACTTTGAAGACTTCCCTGAAAGAGTCATAAACGTAGGTGCGTCAGAACAAGCAGGGGTAGGCATTTGTGTAGGACTAGCACTACAGGGCAAGATACCTGTCTTTTACTCGATTACCAACTTTACCCTTTATAGACCTTTTGAGTTCATTCGTAACTATATTGACCACGACAAGATTAAGGTAATTCTAGTAGGTGCTGGTAGGGATGATGACTATAAAGAAGATGGTTGGACACACCAAAGCCCAGATGCACAGAGAGTGTTAGATTGTTTTCCCAGTATTAGACAATACTTTCCTGAATCTAAAGAGGAAGCCCCGATTGCCACTAGCGAAGCATTTGAACTTAATGGCCCCTCGTTTATAAGTTTGAGGAGAAAATGAATATAATAATACCAATGGCAGGACTTGGATCAAGATTTAAACATACTCATAAAGGCCCCAAGCCTCATGCTGAAATGTATATGACAACAAGTGGATCAATTAACGCCAACGAACCGAGAATAGCCCTGAATCCTATTTGGATGGAAAAAGGGGTTTGTTTTCAAAACGTAGAAGGCGATCATTGCTTGGTCTGGGATCCAAAGTATTACCCGAAGAAGACATGGAAAACAATAGACTATTTAGGTAGGAAGTTTAAAGTACCATCTGACCCAGAAGCATGTTTGGCTCATAGGTATGGGGACTCTTGGCGAACACCACAGACCTGTTCTTGGAAAGATAGCTCTAATAGAAAAGAATATAAGGACTTATTTTAATGGATTACTTAGCTTTCAGATACACAAAAACTCAGTACAAATCTCTTATTGATTTTAATGACAAAGTTAAGAGAGCCGATGTTGACGATATTGAAGAACGGCTAAAAGGCAAGAGTGAGGCCTTATTTTTAAGTGGAGGGCTAGATAGTAGTTTGTTAGCAGCCATAAACAAACCCGAAGTGGCCTATACGGCAGTTTTTACAGAGGGTAAATCCGAACTACACTTTGCGGAGAGAGTAGCAGAACATCTTGGTATACCACTGATTCCCGTTTTAATTACAAGAGAGGCATACCTGGCTACCATAGAGCTTTTAATTAGAAACAAAGGCGATGGACTACACCCCAATGAACCATGTTTATACTTAATGGCGAAACAGGCCAGCAAGGATGGGTTTGATACTATAACATCAGGAGAGGGAGCAGACGGATTGTTTGGTGGCTATACAAAACTATTGACAGGGAATTTTATGACAGACGAGGGAACTTTTAGAAGCAGATACTTACAAGTTGAGACTGGGGTTGAAATCCCTTTTAAGAAATGGCAAGAGTGGGGTATGTATCGTTTCTTAATAGAAATGCACACACCAGCATTAATTGACAGGGCCGTGAACGCTTGTCATACAGCAGGGATGGAGATAGAGTTTCCTTATATAGAAAATGGCATCTCACAAATAATGTGGGAAGCCCCTATGGGACAGAAGATAGATAAACCTATCCTAAAAGAGATTGCGACTAAATACTTACCACTAGACTTAGTATATAAAGAAAAGATTGGTTTCCCTACACCTTGGCCCGTTGAAGGCTTTTTAAGACTTAACAAGGAGATAGGGTGGTAAGAAACAAAAAAGGACAATTTATTAAGGGATGTGCTACTTGGAATAAGGGATTGCTATGTCCAGAAGAAGTTAAGAGAAAGATAAGCAAGGCAAAGAAGAAACATCCAACTAGATTTTGGTCTGGCAAAAAAAGGGATAGTAAAACGAGAGAAAAAATAAGCAACTCGCTTATGGGAAGAAGGGGCGCTGAAACTGGGAATTGGAAGGGCGGAGTAACCCCTAAAAACAAACTAATTAGATTATCTATCCAATATAGACTATGGCGTGAGGCAGTGTTTGCTAGGGACAACTGGACTTGTCAAAAGTGTTTTAAGAGAGGAAGTATTGAACTACACCCCCACCACATCAAGAATTTTGCAGAACACCCTAAATTAAGATTCGCTATTGATAACGGAATAACTTTTTGTATTAAATGCCATAAGAAGTTTCACAAAGTTTATAAAAGAAGGAAGAATAACAAAGCGCAACTAAAGGAGTATTTAAAATGAGCATTATTGGCTACACAACAGGAGTATTTGATTTGTTTCATATAGGACACTTAAACATCCTTAGAAGTGCCAATGCCTTGTGTGACAGACTAATCGTAGGGGTTTCTACTGATAAATTAGTTAAGGAGAAGGGTAAGAAGGCTTTAGTACCCTTTAAAGAAAGGATAGAGATAGTAAGGGCAATTAAGTATGTAGACGTGGCCGTTCCACAAACCACAATAAACAAGATAGATGAATGGGACAAGTTGGGCTTTGACAAAGTGTTTGTGGGTGACGATTGGTATGATGACGAAAACTGGATTGATTATGAAAGAGGACTAGAGTCTGATGGGGTTAAGTTTATTTACTTCCCACACACCGACGAGATTTCTTCAACACTAAGGAGGGCAAGATTAAAATGACACCATTTGATGAGTATTTGTTGAGAGTAGATGATTACTTCAAAAAGTATGGGGTTGAGTTCTTTTTCATTGGTTCGTCCCTATTACACCTTATAAGAAGTGGTTATATCCTACAAACTAGCACTTTTGATAGGGAACTGAACATAGGGGTGCGAGCAGAAGATGTTACCAATAAGTTTAATAAACAACTTAAAAAAGACAATGAATACTTTAGAAACGATACCAACGATGAGTATGAGAACTACTTTACTTTCTTTGGCCCACAACTCAAAGAGAGATGTTGGGATGCTGACTACTTTACCCTGATGCCTAAGTTTTGGAAAAAGAAGGGGATTAGGTACGAACATGGTGGAAGTAACTTAAACCTTGTTTGGCCTGAATATCAACTAAAGAAGTTTGGTAAAATCAAATATCTTGGCAGGACTTTTAACACACCAGCTAATCCTGAAAAGTGGCTATCACACTACTTTGGAGAAGATTGGAGAACACCAAAGGCTACATGGAACTGGGCTGTCAACGCTAACAATCTGGTCTGTACTAATGATTTAGATAATTATAAATTACCAAAACTATGCTAAAAGCACTATTTTATCCCGCAGGGACAGAGAAGAAACCAATCCCATTCGACAGCTTATACATTCCCTATATCTACAACGAGATTTACTTTGAAGGAGTATATGTTGATATATTCAACCAAAAGGAAGACATGGTTGTTATCGACGTGGGAGCTAATATAGGAGTAGTCACTCAATACATGAGAACTTTCTGTAAAAAGCTTTATGCTATTGAACCATCAGAGATGCACTTTGAGGCACTAAAGAAGAATAAAGAATTTAACAAATGGGACAATGTAGAGATATTCAAGGCTGCCATAGCTGACAAGGACGGAGAGATGACTATAAACTATCTCGACAACAACCTGACTTGTAACTCACTTACCAACGACTACGGACAGGGTGGAAACAAATGTAAGACTTATGCCTTTGATACCTTTATGAAGGAAAACAAGATTGACACAGTTGATTTCTGTAAATTCGATGTAGAGGGTGCAGAAGACATGATACTTAGAAGTAA